AGTAAATGAATGAACAATTTGACATACCTCTTGAGTATCTTACTGACGATGAAGTAGCAGAGCTTAGTAAGGTAGTAGGGCGCTTAGAGGAGGTATCTAAAAGGGACGAAAATCAGGGTGATTTTATGTCCTTTGTGAAGCATGTATGGCCTACCTTTATTGAGGGCAATCACCACAAGATTTATGCTGAGAAGCTACAGAGGGTGGCTGAAGGCAAGTTGAAGCGGTTGATTGTTAACATGCCGCCCCGACACACGAAATCTGAATTTGCGAGTTATTTATTTCCTGCCTGGTTAATGGGTCGCAAGCCCGAAACCAAGATTATTCAGGCGACACACACGGCTGAACTGGCTGTTGGTTTTGGTCGTAAGGTAAAGAACCTGATTGACAGTGAGATTTACCGTGATGTGTTTCCTGAGTTAAAGCTTGCTGCCGATGCGAAGGCATCTGGTCGCTGGTCTACATCTAAGGGGGGTGAATATTATGCCGTTGGTGTTGGTGGTGCGCTTGCTGGTCGTGGTGCTGATTTGTGTATTATTGATGACCCTGTTTCTGAACAAGATGCGTTATCACCCACAGCCCTTGATAATATTTACGAGTGGTACACTTCAGGCCCCCGACAGCGCCTCCAGCCGGGAGGGGCAATAATTATTGTTATGACGCGGTGGAGTATCCGCGACTTGACGGCGAAGGTTTTGCAGAAGCAGGCGGAGGGCGGGGCTGACAATTGGGAGGTCGTAGAGTTTCCTGCTATTTTCCCTGACACAGATAATGTGTTATGGCCTGAATATTGGAAAAGAGATGAGCTAGAGGCTGTAAAGGCGTCTATTCCTGTTGCTAAATGGAATGCTCAGTATTTACAGAACCCAACAGCCGAAGAAGGCGCGATTATTAAAAGGGAATGGTGGAATGTATGGGATAGTTCTGGCCCTCCAGCTTGCTCCTACATCATGCAATCATACGATACTGCCTTCTCTCAAAGTGAGAGGGCAGACTATTCTGCCATTACTACTTGGGGCATTTTTGAGCCTGTGGATGGAGATGGAGAGGCCATCATCTTACTTGATGCGCAGCGAGGTCGATGGGATTTTCCAGAGCTTAAACAACAGGCGCTTGATTTGTATGAGGAATTTGAACCTGACATGGTTCTGGTCGAACAGAAAGCCTCTGGCACCCCCCTTACTCAAGAACTTAGACGAATGGGTATCCCTGTAACACCGTTCACACCATCGAGGGGTGCGGATAAATTTACTCGTATGAATGCCTGTGCACCAGTGTTTGAATCTGGTATGGTATGGCGACCTGACATGAATTTTGCCGAAGAAGTGGTGGAAGAATGTGCCGCGTTTCCTAATGGAGAACATGATGACTTGGCGGATTCGATGACACAGGCTATACTAAGGTTCAGGCAGGGTGGGTTTATTGTTACTCCCACTGATTATGAAGATGAAGATTATAGAGATTTTCGTAGAAAGCGGGAGTATTACTAATGTCTAACTGTGGTTCAAGACCTAAGAAGATGGAAAATGGCGGCTCTGCTGCACCGATTATGCCTGAAGAGGCAAAAGAAATTCGCAAGAAGAAGCGCAGAGAGCGCAATGCCAGCCGTGAGCAAACTAGAATGCCTTCGGCAAAGATGCGCGAAGCTATGGCTAAAGGTTATGAGTATGGCGGGGCTATTTCTGATGCAGACCTTGATAGCGTAAGAGCCATTTTGTCTCCTGGAACATTTAAAACATATAGGGGCAATTCTTTGTCTGACAGGGACATTGAAATGGTGCGCGAAATGTTCAGAAACAAAGGTGAAGATGGAAGAAGTATTTCAGACAGAGACATTCAGGCTGTAAGGCGTGCCTTTGGCAACAAAGTAAAGCGTTACGAAAACGGCGGCTGTGTAATGAAAGGTCGTGGCGGCAAATTCAAGGGAATTTCATAAGCGGGAGTATTTCTAATGGCAAACAATGATGGCGGTCTTATTGGGGCTTTGTTTTCTCAAACAGATAGAGGAAAGTCTATATCTGGTGTAGATTATGAAATCCGTAAAGATAAAAACGGAAATGATGTCGTTTATAAAAAGGGCACCAATATTTATATTGGACGCGCCGACAAAGTGTTTGATAATAAGAAATATGGCGGCGCAGTTAAAGGGTACACAAACGGCGGTTGTGTAATGAAGGGTCGCGGTGGAAAGTTTAAAGGAATTTCGTGATGGCAAACGGTGAAGATTATTTAAAAAAAGCAATGCTGCAGATTGCAGCTCAAGCTAATATTCGCGCACCAGAAGAAAGGGTTCGCCAAAATAGAGCCGCTCGCAAGGCTATGGATACCCGAACAGCTATATCAAAGGGCGACCTTTTGCCTTTGGCAGAGTTTTTTCGTGCTAAACCGCAGAAAAAGAATAAGGGCGGTGAGATTGTTAAAATGGAACATGGCGGTGAAGTTTGTAGAGGAATGGGTTCCGCTATTCGTGGCGGAAAGTTTACAGGAGTAAAGTAAAATGCCTAAAAATCAGAAATTATCCGCAACAGACGAGGCCATTCTGAGAATGGAGCCTGCCGCCAATGCGATGAAACAGCGTCAGCTTGAAAGGCAAAGAGCCACCAACAGACGCCTGAGACAGGAAATGGAAGATATTCGTTCAGGTAAAGCACGCAATCCAATGACTGAAGCTTTTCTTGCAATCATTGGAAAAGAAGATGGCGGTGAAATTAAAAAGCCTGGCATTGGTTTTAAGCCTATGGATATGGGTGGCGACATCCTGAATTCATATCTTGAAGGTATTGGTAACAGCAAGGACACCACTGTTAAGGGTGGCGGCAAGAAGCCGAAGCCTGTAAAAAAGGCGATGGGTGGGTATGTATCTCCTCGCAAAGCGCAGGGCATGATGAATGGCGGCGCCGTGAAAGGAGGGAAAAGATGAGCAACGAATATAATGAAGCCATTCTTGAGCAATTGTTTGAAGAGGGCTTGGAGCTATACAAAGGCAATGAGAAAAAAGCCGAGAAGTATGCTCGCAAGCGGTTTGAAGATATGCCAGAGCCTGATTACAAAAACAAAGGCGGTGCAGCTGGATTTCCCGACCTTACTGGAGATGGTAAAGTTACCCGCAAGGATATACTCAAAGGTCGCGGCGTTGAAGGTTTTAAATATGGCGGTAAAGTGGCTAAAATGGAGTCTGGTGGCGCTGTTTGTCGCGGCATGGGTTCTGCTTTGCGCGGTGGCAAGTTCGTTGGGGTAAGATAGGCAAGACAATGGACGATAAGATTGACGGCTTAACACCTAGACAGATTTTGATTAAAGGCACTACACAGGGCGTTGGTAGCCTTACTAATGCTCAGTATGAGAATTACAATCTTCAGATTGATAATCAAAGAAAAGGTGTACCAAATTACAGTAAGGCTCCGAAGAAATACTCTTCTGGTGGCGCTGTAAGAGGTATGGGAGCCGCAATCAAAGGCAGTGGATTTAAAGGAGTATTCTGATGTCTGTTATCCGCATTGAAATCGACATGAATAGCATCGAGGACATGGTTCCTGGTTGGGGCGATGGCGATGACGATAATTTTGTATGTCCTGTTGCCACACAAGACGAAAATATCAATGCCGAAAACAAACAGGCTGCTGTAGATGAATATGCTTATGGCCCGACAACCGCGACATGGGAAAACAAGAACGCTCGTTGCGGCACTTGCTCGTATTTCAATCTTCGTTCGGCTATGCTTAATTGCATTTCAGAAGGCTTGGGGCTAGAAGAGGGCGTGGGATACTGCGACAAGCTTCATTTTGCATGTTCTATGGAGAAAATTTGTAATTTGTGGGAATTGGGCGTTCCTAAGACAGATGGTGACTTAGAAGACTATCCTTCTGATATGGGCAACCAAAGGGATATTCTATAATGAGGTTGGGGCGGGTTTTGGCAATGCTAGGGCACAGCCCTTCCGCTCTGGCTGGCGCGAGGGTTCCCTCCACCTTGCGCGCCGCTTTTCCCGTCCCAGCACTTTTATAAAAGAGGTAGAAAATGGCTATTGAAAAAGGTATTGGTGCTGGCGGTGATAACATCATCCCAATGATTCCAGAAGAGCAAATCGACATTGTTGAAATGGCGGCACAGCCAGGACAGGTAACAATGGACGATGGTTCTGTGCTTCTTGGAGATATTTCAGAAGAAATGATGATGGAAGAGGCTCCCGTAGATATTCCTTTTGACGCCAATTTAGTTGACTTTATGAACTCCGCTGACGCGATATCTATTGCCTCAGATTTGGTTGGTGATGTTGAAGAAGACATGGCCTCTCGCCAAGATTGGGAAGACACCTATAAAACAGGCATTGACTTGCTTGGCATGAAGTACGAAGACCGCTCTCAACCATTTGAGGGCGCTTCTGGTGTGGTTCATCCTTTGCTTGCTGAGTCTGTTACACAATTTCAGGCACAGGCTTACCGCGAATTGCTTCCTGCTGGTGGCCCTGTCCGCACTCAAGTAATTGGTGACGAGACTACTGATAAGCTTCAGCAGGCAGACCGTGTAAAGAATTACATGAATTACCAGATTACCTATGAAATGGAAGAATACGACCCTGAGTTAGACCAGATGCTATTCTACCTACCGTTAATAGGTAGTACCTTTAAGAAGATTTACTTCGACCCTCTGTTACAGAGAGCCGTTTCTAAGTTTGTTCACGCCGAAGATTTGGTTGTTCCTTATAATGCAACTGATTTAGCGTCTGCTTCTCGCATTACGCACATTGTAAAGATGGATAAGAACGAAATCCGCAAGCTTCAGCTTACAGGTTTCTATTCTGACATTGATTTACCAGGAGATGGCTACTCTGAAGAAGATTATTCAGAGGTTCAAGAGGTTCTTGATGGTGTTCAGGGGATGTCTCCGACAGGAACTAACGAAGATATTACGTTATACGAAGTGCATACAAACTTGGATTTGCCAGGATTTGAAGATATGGACGCCGAAGGTACAGAAACTGGCCTAAAGCTTCCATATATTGTAACGATTTGTGAAAAGAACGGCAAAGTTCTGTCTATTCGCCGGAATTACGAGCAGACAGACCCATTACGCCGTGCCAAGCCGTATTTTGTGCATTATAAATTCCTACCCGGTTTGGGTTTCTACGGTTTTGGCCTTACACACATGATTGGTGGCTTGTCTCAAGCAGCAACCAGTCTTTTAAGACAGCTAATTGATGCTGGCACCCTATCAAACCTCCCAGCAGGGTTCAAGGCGCGTGGCGCTCGTATTCGTGACGAGGATGAGCCTTTAAATCCGGGTGAATTCCGCGATATTGATGTTGCGGGTATGGACATCCGACAATCCTTAATGACCCTGCCTTTTAAAGAGCCTTCTCAGACGCTCTACGCGCTTCTAGGAACGCTTGTAGACTCTGGGCGCAGGTTTGCCTCTATGGCGGACATGAAGGTGGCTGAGATGGGCGGAGAAACGCCTGTAGGCACCACTATGGCTATT